TTACAGTGACCTTCTCGATTGAGAACGCCATCTGGTTGAAGTGATCACCGTCCTCGGATCCGAGGTCCTCGGCGTCACCAGTGTGCATACCTTGACCTGTGGCATAATCTGCCTGGTTGATAGAACCATTCAGCAGACCAGGATTAGATCCTTGGTTAGCGCCAGGTGAGGTAGTACCGAAACCAACAGAAGCTCCGTCAGAAGTTTCTTTGGTGTAGAGACCCTGAGTCAGGTTGTTACCATCATCCTGACCAGAGAATGCGGTATCGACTTCATCGAAGAAGGTCTCAGTTCCGCTTTGTGAAGCGTAGCGGGAACGCATTGCGAAGATAAGTCCGGTAGGACCGTTCATTGGTTGAACACCAGCCAGGTCATATGCGACCAGGTTTGGCATTGAACGACGGATCAGTGAGATCAGAACAGGGTCGAAACCTGCAACTGGACCACTACGGGTTGCTTCGCCACCGAATCCACCAGATGCGCCTGCAGCGTTAGCAGCGTTGGTTGGTGCTTCGGAAAGGAATGATTGCTCCTCTGCAAGGAACTTCTCTTGGTTCTCCAGGAGAACTGCGGTGACCATTCTACGATGTGAGTCGGTGATTTTATCAGCGCCGTCATAATCGAGTAATGGTGCCCACTTCTCCTGCAGATGCTCAGCATTGAACATTTGCATTGAATTTACCTCTTTTAAAAAGTGTTAGGGTTTATGTTATAATGTAAAACTTACTTTTTAGTGACTCTTTGAAGAGCAGTAAGATAACTACCCATATAACCAGAAACTTCCTGGTTCATGGTTGCTTCTTCTGCCATATATTCAGAAGAATCTCTATGTTGAGCACTAGCAGGCTTTGAAGGGAAATATGCTTCTCTCAAAGTAACCAGTTTCTCACGGTATTCGGTTTCACTTTCAAACTCAACACCTTCGGCAAGAGAAGCGAGTTTTTCTTTCTGAGTGACTGCAAGTCCTTCAGAAACATCACTGAGAATTCCATCGGTAACGGATTCCGCTAATCTCTTATTCAGAGCAACATTTCTGTCGATCTGCTCATTGAGTTTTCCTTCCATTTCATCAAGTTTATTTACCATGCTCTCAAGTACATCATATCTTTCTTCAGGGATTGAAACATAATGTTCTTCAAAAAGTTGCTTCATACCGGAGAGGAATGACTCGGACATTTCTGCCTTAAGTCCTTCTTCGACTGAGAGTTGATTCTCAGACATCCACTCATCGGATACATACTCAAGATAAGAATCAACTCTTTCAGTGAGTTCACTCTTAAATTCAGCAACTTGCTCTTCGATTGCAGTAGCATAAGATGCCTCAATTTCCTCACGGATGGTGGCAATTTTTGCGTTGATTGCAGTTTCAAAGATTACTTTTGCTTTCTCTTGGAAATCTTCGGAAAGATCTTCACCTTGGAGAAGTGCTTCCATATCGGCATCAATGTCGATTTCTACAACTTCTTCCTCGATCTCTTCTTCAGAATCCTCTGAAAGTTCGTTTTCTACTTCGTTACGGAGTTCTTCCTCTTCTGTAACTTCTTCTTCCGAAACAATTTCTTGATCGTCAGAAACTTCGGACTCTTCTTCCTCTTTAACTGCACCACCATCCATTTTAGGCATGGAATCTGCAGGCTTAGCACCCTTGTTGACGATATCTCTTACTTGCTTCAGAGTAGCGCCGGGTGTTTTGAGTTTTGCTGAATCGTCGTCAGACTTGTAATTTTCTGGGGTAGGACCACCAAGATCTTCTACCGATGCTTGACCAGGAGTTGCAACAGGGGTTGCACTTTTTTCTGCACCCATAGGAGCAGAGGCATTAGCATTAACGGCTGTCTTGGATTGAGCGGTGCCTACTTCCATTTCTTGTAAATTTTTGTCACTGGACATTTGAACTCTCCGTAACCTTAAGTATTAAAACTATATTTATTTATAATTTATAGATTTGATAGAAAATCACCCCATAATTGGAGTTTGTGCTCCTCAAGGGTTTTTTGATCAACAAGAGTATTTATTCTCTTCCTAGTATTGCTGCAGAATCTCTCACGGAGAATTCCACCTTCCCACACCCACTCTTTTCCTTCCATAATTCCATCAACAAAAGCATCAGGTGCAGAAGGGTCAGCGACGATATCTGCAGCAGTTGCCAACATGAAATCTTCACCAACAACGTTAACACCTTCGTTGTTCATTTTTAATGAACCAACACCACGAGAAGAAACTCCAAGTTTGACACCTTCATCAAGAAGTGAAGATGCAATCTTACCCATTGGGGTACTCAGAAGTTGTGCCTTACCATAAATGTTAGATCCTCTTTGCTCAAGTTTCACAATTTTATGTGACACACGGTCAAGATTGATAGTTGGACCATCGGGGTGACCGAGTTCGCCAAGTGCTCTACCTTTATTGGTATATGCTTCATTGTATCTACCAACTTCTTTTGCAAGAGTTGCAATAGGATACATACGACCATTACGGTTTTTGATGTCACCCTGAAGGAAAGTTCCTTCAATGTACATTCTTTTCGCAGAACCTTTACCTTCGGTGATAACTTCTACGTTTTCAACTTCTTCTCTGATTAGTTTCATTTGTTTACCCGGTGAATCCTACTTTCATACCTTTTACGTTTGCTGATGATGCAGAAATAATATCTTGTCCACCTTTTTCAAAAAATTCAACACGATCATCTGGTAGAGTTACAGTAGCAGTGCTAATGTAACCACCTGTACTACTCTTAGCAATACTTACTGTTGCATCAGAACCGGAAAGATTGATAACTCGAACAACAGTAGCGTTGTTTAAATTAGTCGCACTGTTAAGTGCAACTTCGTTTCCCGTTCCGACCAATAGTGTTCTAATTTGACTCATTCTTCTTCTCCAGTTTGAGTTTCTTCTTCGTCCTCTTCGGACTCTACTTCATCAACCACTTCATTAGTTTCTTCGTCTCCAAAGAGACCTCCAGCAACTTGTGGTTTCACAGAATCAACTTTATCTGAAGCTTTGGTGTATAAAATCTCTTTGATTTTATCACTTACTTCAGCAGGAGAACTTTCACCTGAAACAAGCATATCCATTAAATCATCCATTTTAAATCAAAAAATTATAAGAACTATTATTTATTTATATTTTACCAGGATTACCTGGTTCAGGAAGTTCGGGATCATTAGTAGCAGCACCCTCTTTTTCCAGATCTGGTTCTGTAATTGGTTTTCCAAGATCACCACCACCAGCAACTTGATCTACTGGTAATCCTGATGCTGGATCAATAAGTGCGTTTGGATCAGGAATAATACCATTAGCAATTTCTTTTTTCATTTGCTTATCCATATCTTTAATTTCAGTTTCAGTTTGCTTCAGAATTTTGGTTCTTACATATTGTGCAGAGAAATACTTACCCATGTAAGGTTCCATAGAAGCAATGACACCAAGTTGCTCATTAAGAAGTTCAGTTTCTTTAAGGTCTGAGAAGTGATTGTCATACAAATAATCATATTGGATATGATCCTCAAGTTCTGACCAATCATCAATAGTGATAATATTTTTTAAAATCAACTGAGTCTTTAACATATCATTAAAGATATGAGAAAATCTTTTACGTAATCTACCAACAAACTTGGTAAACTTCAGTTCATCACGCAGAATCTCAGAAGAACGACCAAGGTTGAATCCACCAGAACTATCAAGTCTGCTAGATGGAACGTTCAATGCCTTATAAAGTTTGGTCTGGAAATAATCAACGTCAGTTAATTCTCCAAGATTTTGACCACCAGGTAATGTAGAAATTTCAGTTCCTCTACCACCTTCACGGCGAGGTAACCAAAAATCTTCTAACATCGCCATATATTTACGGTCGTCACGGATTTCTCCGGTGTCTGCATTATAAACAAGTTTGTTGCGATAGCGATTCATCACATCGCGCAGATATTGTTCTGCTTTTACCTTAGGTAGATTACCAACGTCGATATAGAAAATTCTACGTTCTGGTGCTCTTGACAGTCTGTAGATAACAAGACTATCCTCAACCATTCTTAATTGGTTAAGTGCTTTAACTGCTTTATGCAAATAAGATAAAACCGTCTGCTTATTGCGATCTACTAGACCAGAAGTTACATATGTAATCGAGTCCTTTGCAATCTTAACTGCACCTTTTGTATCTTTATTTGGAATTAATCCACTACCTTTTGATCCGGTATTTGGATCGTAAATATAATACTCTTCAATATCTGGTGCTTTATAATTTTCTGGATTTCCTGGATTTAATCCGCTTCTTGCTACATCAAAAGGTGATTGATTATTAGAACCAGTTTTTTCTTGCTTTCTAACTAGTCTAATTTTTAAAGGATCAACATATCTGATATCTTGAATACCAGCAGCTGGATCTTTAAGATCGATTACTTTATGATAAAATACTCTTCCGTCAATATACCAATTTCTGAATATCTCATGTGCTTTTCTATCAAAATTCATCATGTTTTTGATAGTTTTAAATTCATCCCTGATAATATCTTTTAATTTATCAGATGCAGGGAGATTTGATAGTTCAATTTCTACTGGTGAATCATCGAGATCCGAAACAATTGCTTCATTAACGATATCTTCAATTGCACTATCACACTCAGGGTGCAGACACATTTCTCTATATCTGCGTACCAGATCTTGCTCAGACTTATAAACTCCCTCGATATCTACGTATTGACCGTAGAAACCGCTGGAGAGGTAAAAGTCTGATTTATCTTCCTCTGTAGGAGGAACTGGGGAGATGAGTTTTTTAGACTTCTCCCCAGACTCTGGTAGTTTAAAACCAAATAATTTAGACATTAATCAAAGTTTGAACTTCTTATCTACTATTTATGAACCTGTTCCTAACTGACTATTTCCACCTGGATCAAGAGCGTCGAACCACTGAACTTGCAGATCAACTGTGAAATCTTCGATCTGATCAGTCGAATCATAAGAAAGATCGATGGCACTCACGTTAGTTGGGAAAGTTCCATAGAATCTGTACTGCTTGAGTACAGGAACTTGAGTGTCACTTGATGGAGTAGTTCCAGTAACTCCGGATCTTCCTAACTGTCTAACAAACATATCTCTTTGATATGATGTTGGGTTTGTGATTCCAGCATTATCCTCATGCTTGTTGATGAGGTTCATCCATCTTTCAAACGCAGTCCTGATGCCGAAGTCAACATCGTTGATAACTGTAATGGTCCAGATATCAAACGTTCTGTCGCCAGCAACCTTAAGATTTCTTCCTCTAAAGGGAATATTGATTGCAGCAACATTAGATGCTGGGAGATTCGCTGCTTTTACCAGGAATCTCGATCTATCAGTCAGTTGACTTCTTGTTGTGTCTAGGGGGATAGCAGCTTGGGGGAAGTACAGTTCACACTCAAATAGATTAGGCCTTGCACCGCCACCGATCATTCTACCCTTGAATGAATCAAGGGTTCTATCCTTTGTATTTGGGATATTTAGATTAGCCATTAAATTTTTCCTCTAAATGGTGATAGTGAATTAAACGTTACCGACGACTTCTTCAAAGCTGACTCCGGTGCGGGTGGCAACGAAGGAGAGACCGATGAAGTTGATTGATCTCGCTGGTTTTACAAAAATGTCAGCTCTAAACTGGTTAGAGTCAACGATGTCTGGAGTGTTATTGGTCTCGTCGCAGATTACGACGAAATCAGTAATTCCTCGCTTCGCCTTGACATCGCGAAGGAATGGTTCAACAACATTGACGAAGTTTGATCTTGTGATCACATCGTTGAATTCAAAGAGTTGTGCTCTCGCTGCTCTTTCGATTGAATCCTCAATAGTGAGGAACAAGCGACGAACGTTGATTCTGTCAAAGGCAGACGCGAATGAAAGTGCGGTTTTATCACCGAAGAGAATAATACCCGCTCCAGGAGAAGCAATGATTGGATTGATTCTCTTAGGATAGATCAGATCTCTTTGTGCTTGTGATGGATTGTATGCAAGTTTGACAGCACCATTGATTGTTCCTCTTGATGCACCAGCAGGTGAGAACCAAGAGAATTCATTAATGGATGCTCTGCACATAAGTCCAGCAGTATCAGCGTTACAAGGAATGTAACGGAATTCGTTGTTGAATCTATCATACATGTACTTGTATCCAGAATCGAATACAGCGTATGAAGATGATGTTAATGTATCAAAGAACTTGATAATGTTTGTTGTTTGTGTATCTGAATCAGATACATTGACTACACCTGCTCTGTGAGGTGAGATGCAAGCGATACAATCTTTTCTGAGATTTGCGATCTCAATAAGTTTGTTTGCTTTTGCTTGTGATTCTTGAATCGTAGATCCACCAGAAGGTCCATTAATCAAGAAATTGACAGGATATTCTGCTGGGTTCTTGAGAATATTGTAAGAACTAATGATGTTAGAAAGAGTAGGTTCAAATCCACCTTGTGCAGAATAGTTTTCACCACCTGTCAGGTTGAATACTCTCTTACCATCTACTGCAAAACTAGTTCCTTGTGCTTCTGATCCACAGTTTGCAATTGCAGATGTTGAGAAACCAACTCCTGATGTCTGTGTAAGACCTCCAGAAACTCCAACTTTATGAGCTCCAGCATAGATGTAATTGGAAGTTGTAGCAACATAGGACTTGTAGTAGACACGCTCTGTAGGTGATCTCTTGCCATCAGATGCTTTGCTGAGGAAAGTAAACTTCTCAACAATGTTTCCTGCGATTCCTGTGACTGATCCGGTGTCGTCAACTACGACTACGTGGATTTCATCGTTCTTAGAACTTCTCTCAGAAGCATACTGTGAAGTTCCGGGTTTCTCAGCAATATTCTTCCAGAATACTGTAGCATTTTCTAATCCGAGAGTTTGCAGTGAATACCAGTCAGCAACTTGAGTGCTACCTGTGAATGATGTAATGGTAGTGCCAGCAGTGCTAACAACTCTCATCGTGTTCAGGAATTCTGAAGTCTCTGTGGTTCTAGAGAACGTAAAGACTGCTCCATCTCCTGCAGTGCTGATGCCAGTGATTGTTCTATCAACTGTGATGAAGTCTGTTCCGATTCCAATAACAGTTGTTCCTGCAGCAACAATTGAGTTACCTCCAGTTACTGTGACTGAATCACCGAGGTTAACTCCGGTGGTAACGATTCCACTGATTGAGACATCAAATGCAGTATCAATTTCACCAGCGGTTGTTGCAATTCCGACAGTAGAAGTTACAAGAGTTGTAGTTGGTGCGTCAAATGAGAATACACCGCCTTCTTGATAAGTTACTGCAGATGAAACTCCAGCAGCATTTACAGTATCGGTAATATTAACTGAAACTTGATTTGCATTAAGACCGGATGCTGTTCCAACACCGGTAATGATTCCTCTTAAGAACCCATCAAGTGCTTCGGTAATTCCGACTCCAGCAGCAATCTTTCCTTCCATTGACTGGGTAACACCCATTCCGACGTTAATGCCAGCAACGCTAGAAACAGTAATAACTTGGTCAGCGAATGCATCAATGGTGCAAACTTTTAATTTATTTGCCCATCTACCTGGATTTTTTGCTGCATAATTCCAGGTGGTTGCAGAACTGTAAGAATTTTCGTAATCCTCGTAACCTTTAATTTTCAGAGTAATAGAATCTTGAGAAACGCCAGAGTTGGCGTTATTTAATTGATCATCATCAGTTCTAATTACTCTTAATGTACCTCCATATGAGAGGTATGATGATGCACTCATCCAATAATCGTACTGTGCATCTGTTGCCACCGGCTTTCCGAAGGTAGCGAGAAGATCTTGTTCCGTTTCGACCAAAACTGGAACATCTACGGGACCCTTAACAAAAGGTCCAGCAATTGCGCCAACCTGATCATTAGCGGCATCCACTCTACCAATAGTTAAGTCAACTTCTCTAACCTTGACGCCAGGGGATACTAAGTTAAGCGACATGTCTTTCCCTCTATAGAGATTCAATTTTACTAAAACTATTTAGAAAAATTGACCTTTTCACCGGGGAAACAGTGCATGAACTACCAATCTGGATATTCCCACCTACCTGTATCTATTTTTCTGTTTCTAATTATTCTCCTCTTTGTACACTCTTTACATTCATATGAATATGATGATGGAAACATTCCTCTACCTTTTCTTGTAAGGTAATATCCATCAATTAAATCTTTAGTTTCACCACAAGTTCTGCATTTTCTTTCTTTGAACAGCAGGTGTTCTAATCCAAACTGTTCTCCGATATCCATCAGTGATACTCCCACATATAAGATCTATCACCATATTCATCTGCATACCACCGATCACCTTCTGCATCTACAAAACTATTATCATCTAGTCCATCTGACATAAAACCGAATGGTGCCATATCCTGTTCAATCTGATTTTTCTGTTCTTCATATAACCTTTTACGAACATCCTGATCTGTCAGTTCTTTAAAATAATCCTGTTGAACCAACCATGCATAGATTACCAGACACATTGCAAGGTCATCGTTACAACCTTCTTCTGCTTCAAATGAATTACGTTTCTGAATAAAGGTGGTCAACTCGGAAATAATTTCATAATCTTTAAAAAGAATTTTATCTTCTTCAATCATCGTCTTCAAGTTAAGTGAACCAACCTGTTTCACAGTCTTACTCATCTTGACACCAAGTTGTGTCTTTTTACCAGAGAAACCCTGCCCTACAATTTGTCCCGCTCTACCTCTCATAGAACATTGTAGTAAATTTTGGTACTCAAGATCATAATTTAAAATTGAGGCAACCTGATCTCCAATATCATTTACTTCACATAGAACAAATGCATTGTTATAATTTCTTACGACTTCATATATGATATTGGGGAACAACATTGGTTTAATTTCATTGTTCCGGTATTTTGCCACTACTCTATGTGGAAATTCTGTAATGTCTACTACTACAAATGCAGAGTAATCTTCACTAACACCTCTAGCAACGTCTACAGTGCAAATATAATCATGACCTGGTGTTGGATTTTCATAGACATCCAATCCAGCATTCCTGGTCATTGGATTTTCATATACTAATGCTCTTAGTTTGCTGGGTGCAATCAGAGTATCAATAGATCCAAGGAATTCGCACTCGAACTCAATCTTGAATTGCTGTTCTGATGTGTTTGCAATTGTGGTTTCTTTCCACTTTGCATCTCTGCCTGGAACTTCTGACCAGTGAACGTCTGTTGGGATATATTCATTCTTACTTCTTTCTGCATCATGCCACAGACGGTAGAAGTGATTCATACCGTGGGGCGTAGATACAATAATTACTTTGGTGCTTT